TGCTCCTTAACATACTTAGCAGTTGCTTCAGATAGTACGTCTTTAGGATAAATTCTATTATTGCGGTTTTGTTTCTCCGCTTGCATAAAAACGCCTTCGATGAAAACATTCTTTTCACCTTTATCGTTTGCTTCGGTGATATAATCTACCGATTCTAAATGTTCTGTAATTAGCTTCATTAGTTTGCGTATCCTACTTTTGTAAATAATACGCCTGTTGCTGCACCAGTTCCGGCAGCAGCGGCAGATGCAAATATTTCGTCGCTTGCACTCTTTTTAATTATTAAGTTACTAGCAGCAGGAATCATAACACTTGCTTTACGAGTTCCAGTAGCCTTTTCTTCGATGTTAACATATTTAACTGCAGAACTCGTGTTTTGCACCAATACTAACGATGCGCTACTAATTGTTGAAGCACCGGCAGTCAGTGATGCTGCAGCAGCAATACTTAAAGGTTGAATAGTCATATTATTTTTCTTTCGTTTTATTGTAAATTTCTGATGTAAGTCCTACTTTACGAACTTCAAGGGCATCATTTAGTTTATCACGAATTGCTTCTCCAAATGCTTTGGCAGAACCTACTTTGTTGTTTTTAACAATATTGTTAAAAACCTGTTGTGTTGTATCACTCATATATCTATTTATAATTTTTTTGGTTTTAAGAAGGACTTTAAAAGTCTAAATCATCTTCTGCGTCACTTCCGCCTTCTGCTTTTTCATCTTCTACTTCTTGATCTAACCTTGTCATATCTTCGTCAGACTGTTTAAGAACTACTTGGCGAACATACTTATTAGAAACGTACTTACCGACAAGATCTTCCATTTGTTGAGCCATTTCTAATCTTTCTCTTAAGATTTCAAACTCTTTTAACTCAGAAAAGTAATTATCTTCTGCAAAGTCAATGTTGATCTTTTCTTCAATAGTACTCCAGTCCTGTTCGGTGATCACACCTTTAAGAACAAGTTGAATACGAAGTGCTTCGATAAGCATCCGCGAAAAACGTTTCCGCAATCTATCAACGAATTTCTGGAATTTTACTTCTTCTCGTGATATTTCACTTGCACGGCCGATTGTAAAAGAACTTTCTTGTTCTAATCTTGAAACTGGTACGTTTAAAGCACGGTAAAGTTTCTTTTGAAAAAATTGTACATCTTCAATCTGGCCAAGATTTTCTCCACCACCAAGTGTTGTAATTTCTGTACCTCGGCCACCTTCTCTACGTGGAAGATAAAAATCTTCTAGCATAGACATATGTTTCCGATCATCACTTACATCACCAGTTGTTGCATCATACACCATCTTATTACGATAACGAGATACAACTTGTTGTACGTATTCTTCGGCCTTGCCCTTTGGTAAATTGCCTACATCAATATAGAAAATTCTACGTTCAGGTGCTCTTGAAACACGATACACTACTAATGAATCTTCCATATAACGAAGCTGATTTACAAGCTTCATCGCTTTATGCAGGTGACTAATTACTCGCTGTCGCGATGAGTCGTACAAACCTGAATTGACTTGTATAACAGCATCTTTTGCAAACTTAACGCCATTTGTTGCTTGTCCATTATTCATGTCAGGCGAATAGACATAATACTCATCTACTATTTTTTCGTATTCTACTTGAGTCTTCGGATCAGTTACTTTTTGAACTTCCTTTACTTTACTAATGTGTGTAGAATCGATTGGTCGTAATTCTGCGATCCCTTTCTGTGGATTTTGTGGATCAATAATAACGTTAAAGTATAATTTTCCGTCAATGTACCAATTACGGAAATAGTCTTCTGACATGCGATTAAACTTATAAAGTTTAACCACATTATTAAATTCATTTAAAATTTGTTTTTTTACATTATCGGGTTGATCTAGATCGTTCATCGCAAGATCAACTGGCGAAGATGTGTCCGATGCTGAAAGAGCACCGTCTACAATATCTGAAACCGCGGCATCGCATTCTGGTTGCTGCGCTGATTCTCGATATTTTATAATTAATTCGTGATCTGAAACAGTAGTAGTTCCAGATAAATCTACGTATTGCCCGTAGTAGCCACCACCAACAGTAACTGTTGAGCCGCCATCATCGTTTGCCTTAGGGATAGGAGATACAAGTTCTTTCTCCGTCTTCTTAAGCCTTTTACTAATTTCGTATCCGAATATTTCCATAATGTTATTTATACCACAATAAGTGGAGGGGTTGGACCTCCACTTATCGGATATTATTTAATTAAACTAAGAAGTTGTATTAGACTCCCAATATTGGTAAGCCAATTCAACTGTGAATTCTTCAATTGCATCGTTTGTTTCGTAACTCAAATCAACTGCAGAAACATTGACTGGATATGTACCACGAATTGTGTACTCCTTAGTAACGTTTCCTGCTCTATCGAGTTGCTGAATTGCCATATCAGTCTGATAGTCTGAAGGATTGGATAAGCCTGTATTATTTACATGCTCATTCATTCCATTCATCCATCGTTCCATTGCATTTCGAACTTCCATTGCAGCATCATTGATAACTGTAATAGTCCAATTTTCAAAAGTACGGTCACCCGCAATTTTCAATTGGCGTCCACGGAATGGTACATCAAGCTGTGCAATAACGCTAGCAGGTAGCTGAGCGCCTTTACACATGAAAGATGTGAGTTCGGTATCACCTCCAGCGTATGCTGGAAAGTTAACGATTGCTTTGAAAAGGTTAGGGCGTGCACCCCCACCGATTAATTTTGATTTAAAATCATCTACTCCTAAAGTTGCCATAATTGTTATTTCCTTTCTATATTATTTATATTATTTTCCAACAATTTCAGAGAACTCAACGCCAGTGCGGGTTGCAATAAAGTTAAGAGTAATGAAATTGATCGAACGAGCAGGTTTAATATAGATATCAGCCACAAAGCGGTTGGTATCAATTACTTGACCTGTGTTATTCGTTTCATCACACACAACTAAGAAGTCTGTTACACCACGGCGACCTTTAACATCCCGAAGGAAAGGCTCTGTCATGTTCCTGAACATCGAACGAGTGAATTCATCATTCAACTCAAACAGTTGGTATTTAGCCGCAGTAGCGATTGCTTTCTCTAAAACTATAAACAAACGGCGTACGTTGATACGATCGAATGCTGATGGTTTAGCCTGTGCAGTCTTATCTCCGAAAAGAAGAGTACCTTGACCTGGGAAAGAAACGATTGGATTAATCCGTGCTTTATAAAGCTCGTCTCTGTCTGCTTGTTTGGGGTTATACGCTAGTTTTGTAATACCTAGAAGTTGACCACGATTGTAGCCAGCTGGCGAGAACCAAGGTTCTGCCACATCATCTGTATTAGCACAAAGACCAGCAACATGTCCACAAGCAGGAATATAAAGATACTTATCAGCATATTTGTTGTAAGTATAAATCGCGGTTGAATCTAGTACTGCGTAAGATGTAGAAGTAATACCATCACACCAATCTTTGACATCATCCATTGGTGAATTACCTGTGCTAGTTTCAATAGGAGGTGAGGTGAAAACTACGATATCTTTACGTTGATTTGCTACTTGAATAAGGTGTTCTGCAATTGTATCAGAATTGTCATTGTCGTTATATGCAAATACAAGATTAACATCAACTGTTTCTACATCAGAGAATAGATCAATACCATTTTTAATATCACCTTCAACTACTGATGTTTGATCAGCACCACCGGTGAAAGCGTTTGTGCCTACACTGATCGCAGAAGTGACATAGAAGTAGTTAGAATTCTCATTAATCACATCAACATAGTAGTTATTTGATCCATCTTCTTTCTTAGCACCGTCGTTGATACCAATAAAAGGCCATGTTTCAAGAACTGTACCAGCTGTTCCGCTTAGAGCTCCATCTGAATCAGTCACAACAATGTGATATTCATCAGTAGCAGGTTTGCTATCGAACACTGCTGTCAAAGGATTAGCAAGTACACCCTCAGCATCTTTAACTTGACCGGCAATAAATGTGCTCTGGTCAAATACATCAACTTGAATAGAATTACCTAACAATCCAGGATATCTTGCATAAAGATCACCTTGAGCACTTATACCGTTTTCGAAATGAGTTTCATTCTTAATTAGAATAG